TGTTGATGTTGGATCGTTAGTGTTAACAGCAGAGTCAATAATAACTTTACAGCCAGCAAATTCACCAACTGCTCTGTCACTAATGCCAACACCGCCACCACCCCAAGTTACTGCACCAGAAGCAGATAAAGCAGCAGTTGAAAATGTCAACATACCAACTTGGTAGAGGTAGTAAGCAACAGAAGGATGAACGATAAGAAGATCAAGCTCCTCTCCTCTTTCTCCTAACTTAGAACGAGCTTCTGCCATCGTTGCAGCAGTTAGATAGTTTGCTTCAGCAGTAGAACCAGAACCACCTAATTGCTTCTCAAGGCGATGACCATTAAGAGCAGTATGGAATAAACCAGTTAGAGTTTCAAATAAACGAACAGAGTTCAATTTATTGATTGCGTCTGCAAGTTGATTTCTGATGTGACCCATTGGATCTTCACCAGCAGCTAATACAGCTACATCATCAACAGCATAAGCAAAACCTCTATGACAGATAGTTGCGATCTGCGTATCTGTACCGATTTTTTGAGGTGTTAGATAACCAGCACCACTTGTTCCCCAAGTACCTGTACCATCTAAAATTTCTTCAGTTGGTGCGATTGGGTTAAATTCTGGAACCTGTATTCTTGTTCCACCTTCTGTTGCGTCAAGAAGTGAGCTTCTTACAACAGCACCAGATTTGATAAATAGACTACGTTCTTTGATTGCCTCAGAAACGTAAGCACTAAGATTATTTCTCTTAACGATATCCGCTAATAGGACACCGCCAGAGTAATTCTTAAACGGAGCAGCCATTGGCTTATTAAAAAATTAGTTTTACATTTCCAAATCACGGATTTGGTAACACTCTTCAAGTCACGGACTTGATAGTAAGTTCCTAAATCACGGATTTATAGAAATTACTTTTTTTTTTAAGTGTTCTGAGCCTCTTGTTTCAGCACGGCTGCCATCTGAGGATCCTGTTCTGATATTAGCATTTGTTGAGTGATATTGCCCGTTTTCCAAGGGTTTACCTGTCCTCCACCCACGTTTGCTGTAGGAGTTGGTTTTGCACCCATTCCTGCTGCTGAACTTGGTTTGAAATGATGTTCCCAACCACTACCAGGATTTTTGAGACTACCGAGATAAGTATTGAAATCTTGTTCAACTCCACCGTTAAGAACAACTACCTTTCCTTCAGCATTCCTTTGTAACTTTCCTTGTAACAATGACAAAGTTTGTTCCGCATTTATAGCTCCAAGATTGCTGATAGCTGCTAATGCTTCCTGTTTAGTATTTGCAGCTTCGTTAGAACTTTTTAAATCTTGAATCTGTTGTTTAAGGTTATTTACCTCATTTTGCATTTCTTGATTTGTTTTATTTGCCTCTTCCCATAAGGGCTTATACATTCCTTGATCTTCTAATGCCTTATTTCTATCGTCATAGTATTGACCTATTTTACTTTTAGCATTTTTAAATTTTTGCTCCGCTTCTTCCGCAGCTTTACGTTGTTGATCTGCTAATGCCTCTGCCTTTGCAGCACGTTCATTTGCCTCCTGTAACTGTTTAGCTAAATCATTTACAGGAGGAGCTGGTGTTGTGACCTCTGTTACAGAAGTTTCTGGTGTTTGTTCGATCACTTTTTCTTCGATTGCCATAAATTATTCAGAAAGAGGATTTGTTGTTTTCTTCTTTGTAACTTTTTTCTTAGTTGCCTTTGGTTCGGGAGTAGCTTCAGCAGTTTCCTGTGTTTTAGGTTTTAATTCTGTTACTTCCCATTTGTAAGTTCCGTCAGGTTGCAGAACTCTATCAATAGATTCAGCCATGAAAATGTATATACTTATCTACTATTGTATCAAACTATTCGGATTTAGCCTCATTTGCTGATGGTAATACTTCACCTTGAACTAAAATATCTCTAAATTCCTCTCTATCAATGACTTGTTGATCGAATAAAGATGTTAAGGCTGTAATATCTTGCCCAATTAATCTCTCGATGTCGAAGTCCCTACTGATTTTTACTTCTGGTGGTTCGATTCCAACATATTCGGCTGAGAGATTGAAGGCTTTTTGTATTTTCTGCTCTAGCTCCATAGAAACCATTGCAAGCATAGAATTAGTATCCACACGATCTAATCTGCGAGCATCTGCTGATTCTGCAACAAACTTCTGTTGTGATAATGTACTGATTCCTAAAGTAGCCATCTGCATTTGTAACTCCTTTATTTCCGCTGATTGAGCGTCAAAAGCACTGGAAGCTGGTTCTACATAGTATATTTTGTTACCTGGCTGAGTTGCCATTGCGTAGTTTACGCTGATAGCAAGGTCTTTCGTTTGGTCGTCATAGCCTTCCATTACGAGCATTGGCTGAGATGCAACGTGCAAACTATGTATTAAATCAGCTTGTCTTTGGAAATGTGCAAGATTTAAGTATGCAATATCAAGTAAAGGTGGTTTACTGACTAAATTATCGGTTTTTCCAGAATAAATTGTTACTAAAGGTATTTCTCCGAGAGAAAATTCACCAGATTCAACCTGTTTATAGTCTTTATCAGATGATCCAGCTTCAAAACTGCCAGCAGAACTTCCATCTGAAACATCATACATCTCCTCGATCTGTTCTTTTTTACGAAATACCCTATAACTTCCTGGCTCGATTACTCTTACTTGGTCAAATACTTTTTCTCCAAACTGTCCGTCTGGGAGTACAGCTTTCTCACCGAGTCTTACCTGTATCAAGTTTCCGTAATTAGACTCCCTGTCTAGTCTCCAACCGTAAAGATTATTTGGGTCTACTTCGATCCAGTATGGTCTACGGTTTTGTTGACGTTCTTCAGCTAGGCTTACTGCTCCTGATGGTGCAGGATAATCTACAAGAATGTGGCTTTGTCCGTATGTAAGGGAACACATTAGTAATCTTCTGGCATATTCATCTAAGTCTGACTTTCTGCCGTCTACATCTGCCTTGAACATTTCGGTCCAGTAAGGATCTCCAGTAAGTGTTATTGGCTTTCTTAATACAAGACCTGTAGCCGCTCTGATTAGTCTTTGGGTGAATGGGGAAAATACAGCACGATTTACTCTAGCTAAGTAAGCATCGTAATCTTCTCTTGGCTCTAGGGGTAGAAATGACTCGCTGTTGGTCCGTAAGTAGTCTGTGCCTTCCGTTACAGCCTTCATTATTTCCCAACCCTTCATCATATCTAAAACTGCTCTAGTTCTAGTAAAAGGACTATCAATTCCTCCTACTGACGTAGAGGAAACAATGTTGGTTCGTATTGGTCCTGGGACTGCGTAAGTCATGTCAGCACTTCCATCTCCTTAATGCTAATGCTTTTCTAGTTGGTCTACCTTTACTATCTTTCATTGGACCTTTGACTCCTTTCATTCTGGCACAAAATGATTTTCGTCTAGCTGCTCTTTTGCCTGTGGGGCTTTTTTCTGTTACAGGTGCTTGTAAGTTGCTGCCTGTAACACGATTATATTTAGCTCGACCTTTGGCAGTAAGTCCTCCTTTACGAGATTTTTCACCTCGACCAATGGATAGACTTACTCCCTTTTTTCTAGGCATTAGAGAGCAGAGGTAATAGCACCATTAGTTACAAAACTGACAGATACAGTTGAGATATCTCCAACAGTAGAACTAAATGAAGTTCCTGTGATAATTCCGTTAAAACTTAACTTTTTAGATCCTGATGTATCTAAGAAAAGATTAAATGCAGCATCGCCAGCATCTTCTGTTGTTAATACATCACTAATAATTTCAGCAGTATCATCTCCAGATGTTGCTGTATAAAGAAGATCAACAGTACCAGAACCAGAAATTAAAGATCCTACATATTTTCTTGATGTATCTCCATGAGCAGTACACTCAAGAGTATCTTTTGTTGTATCTAAAGTCCAAGCTGTTGTAGAAGCTATGGCTCCAACTGATCCAGTTCCGTTATCAAACGATACAGAGCCTTCTTCCCCACGAAAAAATGCCATGATTTTGAAAAAAATATACTATATAGCACTATATTACCTTGAAACTGCAACTTTCACAGCTATTTTTTCTTCTTTTTACGCCTATGTTGATAAGTTATCTTCTTACTGCCTGTTTTTTCTCTTTTAAACCTTGCTTTTTCGGCTGAAGTCATCTCCCCAACTGTCTTAGGTGTCTTACTTGAGACACGATTCTTGGGTCGACAGGCTGGATAACCTCGTTTTTCACCCTTAGAACGACCACAAGGTTTACCAGTTTTGACATCTACCCAGTTTTCCTTGAACCAACGGGTAAGACCGCCACTACTTCTTGCCACGCTTTTTCTCCACTCGGTAAGTTCCTCCACGTTTTTTGTACTCTCGTACAAGCCACGCATTTGCATAAGCAGAAGGATAAACCTTAAATTTACGTTTAGCTTCTGCTTTTACTCTTGAATATAAGGCTTTATTAACAGGAATGTTTGCCACTTTTTTTAGTTCCTTTCTTTTTCTTTTTCTTTCCTTTCGGTTTCATTGAACCATAATGTCCAGGCATAGTAAGAATTAGGTATCTTAATATATTCTAAACGCAGTTTGCCCTAATGTCTCTGGTTTTGCCAAATTAAATTGTTGTAGACAGAGATAGCCGAAAGCGTCAAAAGCGTGGTCAACCCCTAAGTTTTTGTTAGGCATACCTGTGTTTGGTGCGTATGTCAGGGTGCGGAGGGATTTTATCAGTTCTTTGCAGCGTGGGTGGATTAATGTTCGTCTTTCTCCTGCTGCATCATATAGTGCGGTGTTGATTGCGGTTACTTTGTCACGGACTTTCCAGGGTGATCGTGGAGAAGATACTGTGAATCCGCTTCTGCGTAGGATAGTGTGGTCTGTTGAGCCTACTCCTGATGTTTTTCGGGCTGCACCAGTTGGGTCGGGGCAAGCGATGATTCTGCGTTCCACACCGTAACGATTTGTGACTTCTTCGGCAAAGTCCCAGGTTGTCGCACCGCCCGTTAAGATTATTTCGTCAAAGACGTAGAGTATGTCTCGGTAGCGGACTGCACAGATTCCGCAAAGTGGATCTACGTTAAAATCGACTCCTAATAATAGTGGGGCGATGGATATGTCCTCCGCTTCGGTGGAAATGTTGAAATCTGAAAATGAGACTGCAACGAGACCAGTGAGATTCTCGAAACTTGCCTCGAACTCTTGCTTGAATGTTCTGTTATCTAATTGGGCTTTGGCTGCTTCGACTTCTTCTTTTGGTACGTTACCCCCGTCTATTGTTGTAAAGCTCCAGCGTTTCCAATCACCTGTTTCGTCATCTGGAACGTAGCACCATAAATCGTAGAACCATGAGGCTGTGCCGTCTGGTGTGGAAATGAAGAGTGCCCAACCTTGTTTATCTGCTAGGGCAGGTCTGATTACTTGGAACCAGACATCAGAATCCATGAAGGCTGCTTCGTCAAGTACTACTCCAGCGAGGCTTCGACCACGCAGGGTTGTTGCGTTTTCGGTTCCTTTTAGTTCGATTAGCGATCCATTGATTAGTTCTATTTTGAGGTCGGTTTCGTTTTTGGATTGTATCCATTCTCGTGGGATAAGTTTCTTTATTTCTTTCCATGCGATGTCTTTTGCCATGCGGTAAGTGGGGGCACAGTAGAAGTAGGTTTCGCCTGGGCGATCTATTGCTGCTTTTAAGAGTTCGATACAGGATAAATAGGATTTTCCGAATCTTCTGCCAGCCACGAGGACTCTAAATCGGTTTTTTGCGTTGAACACCTCCCCCTGTGCCCATCGGAGGGAGAGATTTTCGGCTGTTTTTGTACTCATGTAGTAAAGAATAGCTTAAATATGAACAAATTTCCGTGTTTTAGTCGACTAAACAGTGTTTTTAGGGTTATTATTCAAGTATTAGTATTTATTTAGTCCGTGGCTCAAGCATACTATCGACCAGATGTAGACAGTCCAAATGCACCTATGGGTGGTAAGGTCTGTGGAAAGAGAAATCCAGATGTAGTTATCGAAGCAAGAAGGCAAAGATTATATAATCGCCAGCTTGAAGGCTTAACAACTAGACAGTTGGTTCACGATCATGCGGGTAAAGAGAACATTGGGGTCGAAACAGCGTGGAGAGATTGGAGACAGGTAAAAGAATGGAACGATGAAGATTGGGAAAAGGATAGAGAAAAGATGGTGGCACGACTCCAGGGAATGAGAATGAGGCTTTTTAACAAAGCAATGAAAAGAGGTCAGTTGCAGACTGCTGCTCAGATATTGGATTCGTTAGGGAAGGTTCTTGGGGAGAGTGAGGAGACAATTAATCTAAACACTCCAACATTATCTATTAGTGTAGAAGGAAAGAAAAAGTAGTCTTAATTTGTAAATTTATCAGTAGGTTCAGGGGTGATAGATATATAAAAAATTTTTTTGCAACTTGTCCCCCATCTGCCGCGTGTGGTGTTTTGTGCGTGCGGTAGCTAGTGGAATAAATAAGCAATAAAAAAGCCCGCGTAATTTTGCGGGCGTGGTATCTGCTGCACCTCCTTCGATTAATTTTTAATTTGGGTTGTTGGCTGCTGCGGTAGATGTTCGGGTGCGTAGTAGCTCGCACCTATAAATGTAATTATGAAAAATACCATAGCGAAAAATTGCTTATTAAAATAAATCGTTACGGGTGAAAGTCTGGGGCGGTTGCGTTTCATATTGGTTTAGGTGTTATAGGGTGGGTATGACGTGAGACAATAAAAACAACTAAATAATAGTGAATACATTTTTTGGTGTTACTTGTTCATTATTAGAAAAATACATAATAAAATTTTCTGTATCATCTAACAAAACAAGTGCAGTTCGTGTAGTTTTTTTAATACATTGTATATGGTTATCTTTGAATAATTCATATACAAAATATTGACCCTGCATAATGTCTTTAAATTTAATCATAATGATTTTTTATAAAGAAAATAAGTTTGATAAAGTTGGCTCGCGGCTGTGTGGTTGCCTTGATTAGTTAATCTAATAATAATTTTGTTGATTTTAGATTTAAACTTTTGTGATGGTGTTTTCATTTGATTATTTCCTGGAGTAGTTTTATTTAATGTTGTTTAATTTCAAAAAATGTTTAAAACAAATTTCTTTTATTGTTTCTTGGTCTTTTTGATTTGGTAGATTTACTTTAAAATATCTAGCTTTATTATTCATAATTAATAAAGCATAATAAGAATAAAGTCCTTCCGCTATAGCTTCGATTAATTTAAAACTTTCAAAATAATATTTGTATTGTTTGCCTTTGTAGTTTTGGATTGTATTGTTTCTTTCCCATTGTTCGGGTGGTAATACATTCAATTTGTCTAGATAATTTTTTTCGTTAGTAATATAAGGTTTATAAGCATTATACTTTTTTTCGTAGTGTCTCTGTTGTAGTCTTAAGGCTTGCTTTTTGCTTACTATTTTACAGTCTGGAAAAATCTCTAGATATTCTCTTATAGTTACTTTTCGTTTTTTAATTAAAGATGTCCATTTTGCGTAACCATCAGGTGTTATTTCGTCGTTGTTTTCTCTGTTTGATAAATCATAAAGACAGAATAAAAAATAGTTGTCTTTGTTGATTAGTTCAAATTTTGCGAAATTGTCAATAGTTGTGGATTCCATTGTTTTAGTTCCTTTTTAATATGGGTGTTTAAAAATAGGCATATTGCCTACCCTATTTTAACATTTATTTTTTATTAAACAAATACAATATAAGCAATAAAACACTTAAAATTTGGCTTGATACACTTGAGATTTGACTATAAATTTTTAAAAAAATCCTAGTGTTTGCAATGGGTTTGGGGTTTGGCTAGTGTCTAGAAATAAGAATTGCACTTTTTTAAATGTGTAACAGTACAAATACACACTTAAGTAATTAAAATTATAGGATTCTTAATTGTTTTATTTAAGACTCATTACCTGATAGAACATAAAAAAAGATCAGGTTTTTTAGTTCCTGATCTAGTTTTATTAGTTGTTAGGTTAGTAATTTATAAAGCTAGACATAATTCTTTAGATTTATCAATTATATTTGCATTTTTTCCGTAATAATTTTGTTCCATTCTTATTCTTGCCTTTTCCGATTCATCATTAATATTACTAGCACCCATTTGATGAGAATAGTAATAATTAATTCCATTATGTAAGCTGTAAGCTGTCCTTCCATTTTGTTCAAATTCTCTTTCAAGATTCTCTTTGATTTGTTTTACTTCAACAAGATCTAAATATGTTTTATCTCTTGTTTCTTTTAAAACTCTGTCGGTGCATACTTTTTTATTTTTCCATTTTTCATAAAATAAATTTTCTAACACTTGCTTAACTTGTTCTTCTTTTATTTCTTTACGTACCATTAACTTATAATCCTCTATTGATTTTGTAAATTCACCCTTTTTAAAATCAATAATTCTATTGATGTTTTTAACATTATCATTAATAGATTTTGTATGCTTAAAAACTAAAGGGTTAGACTGTTTTAATTTATTCATTTGATTAAAACAAAACATTCTAAAGTGAATAAAACTAATATGACAACTAACACTAGAATCGTGACTCGATACAATAGCAAGTCTTAATTTATGTGGATCATCTTTTTGTACTTCTTGTATTGAATTATCAATAGCAAGATTAAAAACGAATCTTTTATTATCAACATTCATAATACTTTCTATAGTTGTATTTCCCCTTATTTCCTCAATTAACTTTTTAATACTATCTAATTGCAATGTAGTGTATTGCATTTTAGGTATGTTTAAAAGTTGGTCTTTTTTATCGTGACATATTGCCTGATAATCTTTTATTTCTATAAATTCCCCTTTTGCATTTTTAAAAAATAAATCTCTTCTTACTGCTTTAAAATCAAGCTCATTTTCTTTCCATATAATGTCTAAATCTTTTTTAAAAGAATCATCAATAAAATTGGATCCTTTAAAAATAGTCTCATTACTAGAATTTTGATAACCTAATTTTTCGGCGTTTAATTGGTTCTCTAAATTTTTAGAGAATTGATTACTTGAAATACTTAATGTATTTTCTAATTGGTTTTTGAAAAGTTCAATTTGATTTTCCATTTTGTTTTTAAATTTAGATGGTTTAAAAATGACACATAGTGTCCTATGTATTCTAATTTAATATTCATTTAATAGCAATAGAGTAATACTTAAGTAATAATTAATTTGATATTTATATAAGTATTTTTACTCATAGTATCCAGTACGTTTTCTGTCTGTGGAAAACTCGCAGTATCCTGTGGAAAACTTTTTTCCAAAAATTTTCGGGAAAAAATTTTCATACTATCTTGCACGGATTTTCCCATAATAGAGTCACCAGCAGGATTTTCAGCAAGTCAGTTCCCTTATGAAAGGCGATTTTTACTTTTTTCAGATTAACGTAGTAACTGCTATGAATGGCGACTTTTGAAAAATTCTGAGAATTATCAATGATAATTAACAAGTGAGAATTTTAGTTTGCATATTATCTATTGTGATACTATAATAGAATTGTTCACTAATCCACAATTAATTATGGGCTTAGATATGTACTTTAAAGGTACAAAAACATTCGGGATTTATCCTCAAAATCAGTATAAACCTCCTTTCGAGAAAACTTTTGAATTTACAAGTTTACTCAATAATCACGGTATGGAGAACGCTCCAATAGATTACGAAACTTCTTGGTCGTGCTATACAGTAAAATTCCCTTTAATGTACTGGAGAAAATCGAACCAGATTCATCAATGGTTTGTTCAAAACGTACAGGGTGGTAAGGATAACTGTGCGGAGTACTCTGTCTCTTTAGATCAACTAAAACTACTTAGTAAAACTATCGAACCAGCTTTAGTTTCAACCGCAGCAGCTAGTGAGTTACTTCCTACTTCTGAAGGGTTTTTCTTCGGTTCACAAGAATACGATAAGTATTATTTTGAGGACTTACAGAGTACCAAAACTCAAATAGACAAAATCATAGCGTACCAGACAGCCACCGAAAATGCTCAAAAGTGTAGGTGGCTTAATTTAAAAACTCATAATGGCACAATGTCTACTGAGGAATTTAATGAAAAGTTCCCAACATTGACTAAAGATATTCCTTTTGATGATTTTTATTATCAATCCAGTTGGTAATGAATAAATATCAAATAAATACCGCACTAGACAACATGGATAGATTCGGGGGGAGTTTTTTGGCTTCCCTTGCTTTCTGCTATTCGCAAGCCGATCCAGATAATCAAACGATACTATATAACGCGTTTGAATCCACTTTTATTAAATACGCTAATTTTAACAATGAAAATTAAGCCTTACTATATTCTACTCAAGTGGAATATGAAGCACCCTGAGAATAGGAATCGTACCAACTTGTACGAAATATGGAAGGAGTATGATGATGGATTTACTTTTGATAGTATCCTGTACTCGGTAATTGAGTTTTATGACTCTCTTAGTGAAGCTAGAGAACATAAAAGGAGGTTATTGAATGGATAAGGAGACTGCTGAAAACTTCATTTATAAGTGTTTTAAGGACAATGAAGAGAAGAAAATTCCAAAAGAAAAAATGTCTCGAAAAGAGATAGTTGACATTCTTACGGAAGATCATGGTATTCCAGTAGCTACTGCGTATAGATACTATAAGGATCAATGGAATCTCTATAAATGGGAGACTTCAAAACCCGATCCAGATAAACAACTTAAAGATAGTAAAGATGAAATACTCTCAAACATACTAGATAGTGCGAATGATTTTCTTACTGATGGTAAGGTTTCTGATTATTGCAAGACTATCGACATTTATTCAAAATTATTAGTGAGGTTTAAAAAACAATGAATTTTAAATTATTAAGCTATGTTCGACATAAAGAACAGAATATTGAAGGTCTAGTAATAGACCCTGATAATTCTAAAAATTCTTATGTTACTATATACGATCCAGTATGTCTTAATGATGATGACTGTAAGAAGGAATCTTATGGAGCTGGAAGTGCTTTAGAATTTCGTGCTAGTGAATTAGAGGAGATCAAAAACCCCTCTGATGAATTAGTAGATCAATGTAAGAGTATTATCAAGTTATTTAAGGGGGTCAAGTAATGGATTCATTTATGCGATTACATCAATCTGCGCTGGATAGCCAGCGTGAAGATGCTGCAATTCGAGATTTGGAAGATGCGGGTATATATCCCGATCCAGATGAAGAAAACTATCCTATGGAGACAGATTATGAGTAAGTATTTTAAATTAACTGTATCGTCAATGTCGATGCACTATTTATACATCAAAACACCTGATGATATAAATGAAGATGACATTCACATGAATTTTAGAAAATTTGATGGTGGTATCTTTAACTCTGATGATGTTGGAGACTGGGAATATTCCAGTACTGAAGAAATAGATGAAGAAGATTTCGAAGAAAAAAATTATACGTGTAATTGGGAGGATAAAGATGACTAGCGATCCATTAAATTTATTTGATAAACAGATTTGTGTTGACTGTGGTCTACCCTGCCATTTTGGTTCGGGTAGATTTGTTAACAGATATTCAGTTTATGCTGATGATGTTGAAGGGTGGAGGTGCGGAGAATGTGCCGAAGCTGTAGATAAAATGATGGAGGAACTAGCGGAATGACTTGCGATCCATTCACTAATGAAGAGTTAGATAAACTGTACGATCTAGTACGGGATAAACATGATGAAGTTATGTGCGGAGACTGGGAAGCTGTTAAAACAGATATTGCCGATCTCCATGTACTTATGAGTAAATTAATTTATGCTCAGAGAAAACACAATGACTAACGATCCATCAAATAAACTACAAAGAGGGTGAGGATTTAAGAGTTACTCCATAATCTTCCCAGTCTTGGGAGTAAAACTTTATATCCTCTTTTTCTTTTAGGTTTTTGTAGTAGCGATCCACTCTATCTAAAAATATACTTTCTGATCCTCGCAACTCTAAGTTGTTGAGGATTTTTATTTGGGGTTTTCCACTTCTGCGGGCTACCACAACTGCGCCGTATTTTGGTTTGATGCCTGTGAGATGTTCTAGTCCGATACTGTACGCTCCAAGTTGATGGCAGAATTGTTCGATCATATCATCTGACCTAACTTCTTTGGCTGTTTTCCAATCCACTATGAATGGTCCTTCTCCGTCAATATCTAATAGAGCGTCTGCTGTACCAGCAAAACCGTAGCCTGGTTTGTACACGGAGAACTCGACTGCATGAATGGCGGTTACACGATCCAGTATGAATGATCGTAGACCTCTTGCGTAGCCTGACGCACTCCAGCTAACACGAGGTGCGGATTCAACTGCTTTTTGCAAGCCCCATTGCGTGACTTTTTTCGGACAGCGTTCCAGTCCGTCCGATCCAGTCCTCCATATTCCTCTTTTGTTTGCGTTTTGCCTTGCAAATTTTGCTGCAAGTTTGAGTACAAATTCTGCATGAGAGTGAGCAAGTTTTCCTCGTTCACAGGCAATATCACGTTCCAAATAGGAGTCTGATCTTTTGAGCCAACTTTCAAGGGCATCTTTCGTATGTTGGGGTGCTGTTTCTTTTAAAATATGTGTAACTGAATGGTATATGTTGTTTTTGTCATCTCTATATACACGATACGGTCCAGAATTATCTTGAATTAGGTTCCATTTACGCAGGGAGGCTAGTGCGTTTTGTTTGTCTAGCGTTCCCATAAGTGGTGAATAAATACACGATCCCATAATTACTATACCCTAATCTAAGTTTTCCGCAATATTAGAAAGTTTATTTCCTATATCGGTTAAAACATTTGGAAATTTTTCGTATCTATTAGGGTGTAAACCATGATAAATCTCAGATAAATAAGATGTATCTTCATCTATAAGTAACCCGTTTCCCAAAGTAGTTTCGATCTTGTCTAAACTATCAGCAATTCTTTCAAGGGCTGAGACTAACTTTTCT